TAACACTTAAGTGTTATCTGTCTCATCTTCTTTTTTATTTTATATCGAATGTAGTAGATAATATATTGTTATTATCTATAATGTATTTAGCTTCTACTTTATAACCTTTAAGATCCTGATACTTACCTTTAATCTTATCTACTTTAGTTAATATACATAACTCTAGATCTTTCATAACGATATCGTAAATGATATCTATATTTACACCTAGTGTTTTAAGTTCGTTTATGTACATAATAATGTAGTTAATTTTCATAGGCGGTTCTACTCTAGATGTATATGCTTCTACTAATGGAGCAACAGCAGCTTGTAACCTAGCATACTCTTGTGGGTATTTAACTTCTAAGATCTTCTCTATGATCTTACCATAGAACTGACATAGTTTAGCTTTTAAGCTTTTAGTAGCATCAGCTATAGCGTATGATACTAATGTCTGTATAAATACTTCTGGTCTAAAAGCTTCCCTACGGAATATAGCTTCATTAGGTATACTAGATATTCTACGTAAGTTAAGTAGCTCATAAGCAACTGTATCTAGTTGATGATCTATCATAGCGGCTTTGTTCCTATTAAAAGCTACTATAACATCATGGTATCTAATCATATGTCTTAGTATAAGTTCATGACTAATGAATATATGCTTTCTAGTAACTACATATGGTATACCTCTATATTCATGTTTAGACTTATGATGTATAAAGTCAGTATAGAATAAAGTATAGTCATTATCTTGTATATTCTTAACTACTTGTTGTATAGCATAACGTATATCGCTATATATTTCTTCTACTGCTTTTAATCGTTCAGGATCTTGAGTGTTTTTAACTACATGGAACAGAAGATCTATTTGTCTTATAACTTCATTATCGTTAAATACTAATGGTTCATCTTCTAGCACTATAACACTCTCTAAGGATAAACTATTAGCTAATGCTATTGCAACTGCGTTAAAGAAGTTATGTATAAGAACATAGATAGCTTCTGTACGTTCTATAGTATGTTCTAGATCGTTAAATGGTTTTAATACTTCTGATTCTATATCCTCTATCTGAAGTTTACTCTTAGGTAAGAAACCATCTCTAGTACTTTCACAATACGCTATGAAGTAATCTAAATTAGGTTCCTTATTCTCTATCTGAAACTGACTTGATAATGTAGTAGCAAATTTATCTACTATCTGTTGGTAAATTTGTTTATTGGATTCCATTATACACCTCTTTAAGCTTATCTCTGTCCATATAGAATAATTGGTCTACATCTATTGCAGCGTCTGTATAGATGTCTAAACTTACTGTAAACAGTATACCTCTTTTAGGTTTTAGTTTATTTAATAGATATAAAGATCCCATAGTTATAACCATAGCACCTCGTTCATATACATCTATATAAGTACCGAAGTACATATTATATTGGTTTTTATCTAAATCTTGTATTTTCTTATAGTCAAATAGATCGTAAGAAGAAGTTACTTGGTTTATCATAACCGTAGCTATAGCTTTGAGTTTTCTAATACTATTATTAATAGCATACATAGTAGGAAAAGTATTAGTTAACTTACCTATTATCTCTTCTTTTTCTTTTAGAATAGCAGTGTATTCTGCAGGTGAATACGATTCGATATACTTAGACTCTTCTAAAACTATAATCTTAAATAGGTTAGAAAATAGATGCGCTATTTCTGTACTTGAAAGTTTATTTTCATCGCTCATTATTGTCTCCTTAAGTTGGTTATTCAGAAAGAACTATGAAGTAGAAATAAAAAGTACACTAGGAGTACATATGTACTCCTAGTGTATTATTTATATACGTAGTAAATTAGCGTAGTTCATACGTGCGTTAATATTTCCAATATTTCTACGTTCCGCAGTTTCACCAGTAGTGCTGGTTATATATGGGTCGCTTATTGAATAATATTTGCGTGTATCATCTGTTTTTATAGTAGGCTCTGTTAATTCATTTTCTCGTAGGACCTTTCTAAAGGTATTAAAATAAAATACTTCGCCAAAGAAATTTGTGGGCTCTCTTAATAAACTAAAATGTTTTGTGTACTTATTTCTAATATCACATGTACCATATATAAAACAATCTTCTGGATAATTTATATGTATATAATACTCCATTTTTGTAAGTTTATTAAATGCACTTCTATCACGTACTCCTTCTTTATTTTTAGGATACCAATTTAAAGGCGCTGTAGCCTTATTATTTGCGTATGCATCAAAACCAGTAAAAGGAGAATTTTCCCCCTGGCCTGGGACTAAATATAATACCATATCAAACGCATAGTCAGATCTAGTATATGCCTGTCCATGTGGTATGTCGTATTTTATCTCTACCGTTTCTAATACTACTTCGTTATTTTCTAACGATTCTCCATACAGTTTAATAATAACTTTGTCAATTTTTATTTCTGGATGTTCTCTTGTGTCTATATGTAGCATATTAAATTTCTTAAAATGTACTCTTATACCAATATTATAATCACCTGCGCTACCACCAGAAGGATAATCCATTATATATATACATCCAGTATATAATTCTTTATGTACCTTTACTGTAGGTATAGCTTCGAAAAATGGTAAATATTTAGTACTACTTAATTTGCTATATAACGCGCTAAACTTAGTATAAAGTTCATCGTCATATGAGTGTGATAATCCTTTTAGAGCCGGGTTAATCATATCACCTAGTTCATCGCCAATAGCACCAAGTCTATTAAGTTTCGCATATTTTAACATTTTGACGTCGCTAAATTTTTTAGTATCAGGAACACTATTAAAATCGGTCAGATCTGTATATTGTGGCATAACTAATTTAAATTCAGTATCATTATTTTGTAATAACTTAATAGCTGGTATTGTTCCATCTGAATTTATATTATATAAATACTTCCACTTGTTACCTATATTATCTTTTATACTAGCTATGGGAATATTAGGAATAAAATACACTCTTCCTCTCCAATACAAGACATACCATTCTATTAATTCCGATTCTGCTATATCTACATTTGTTGGATTAAGACCTAATAATGTTCTTATTTCAGAAAGAGGTTTAAACAGAGTGTTAGATAAAGTAGTTATATACCCACTTACAGTAAGCCAACTATATTTTGATGTTATAATACTAGGATTATAACCGTTACTAGAATACCTATTAATAGCATATATAGGATCAACTTTCCAGACTTTGCTGCCGTCGTCACTAGTTACATATGGGAAAAATTCTTTAGTAGTGTTGACTATTTTACTAAATGCTTCTATAAGCATTAGTTTAGGATATAGAGATTTGAACTTCGAGATATTCGTATTTTGTGTTGCTGCATAGCTACGTATTGACATCACGAACCAAAATTTAGTATTTAATATTCTATTTGTACCTTCTGTTATTTCTAAATCAAACCCTGGGTCTTTAATACCTTTACCGGTTTTATTTTTTATATGTATTGTTTTTACATTTTGATTAATATCTATATTCTCCTGTATATAGTATATGTCAGCGTCTACTGTTTTCATAAAGTTCTGGAAATCACCTTCGTCTATTTCTCCAATATTACCAAACTCTGTACCCTTATAAGGTCTTAAAAACAATAACACTTCATCTTTCGTAGGAAAACGCAAATTTATACTATAGCCATTATAAGAATAATCTAGCCCATGCATATTATTAAAATAATATACATATTTATCTAAATTCGCTATTTCAAAACTTTTATCCGATAAATCATATTCTATACAAAAGAACCCTACCTCGTAAGTATTTGGACTAATCATACTTACTGAGCTTGTTAACGATGGTTTATTCTGTATTAAATTAGTCGGTGTAATAACTTCTGTAATATTATTGGGTAAATATCCAAAATTATGGTTGTGGTGTCCATATGAGTTATATATAATCTGTTCTGAAATACTATTATAATCTGTTAATGTAGTATTGTCATTTCGATAATTTACGACTATTCTATTCATGTTGTCGTAAAACGACACACCACTACCAGCGGCTTCCGTTGTGTTGCCACTAGGTATACCAAATTTAAGCTCGTTAGTATTTCCGCGAGGTCTAATCAATTTATTAGGGTCGTTATACGTATTTACACTAATATAAATTTTCATGTCGTTCATCGTGAGATCATAACTTGGTAAATTATCGTATTCAGTTTTATCACTAACAGTCTTATACTTATAATAACCTAAATACAGATATTTATTATTTGTTTTGGTATTTAATCTAGATGCTGTTCCTAGCGCGCCTGAAGATAACCAACCTCGGTGGTAAAACGTAGCGTTTATTCTACTAAGCAAGGGTGTATTAAAATCTTCTAAATTTATACGTATTGTCTTTTCGATACCACTAGTAGTCCTTACCGCAATATCAAAAGTACCCTTATAATATGTATCTACCAATGATATAGTAGGGTAACCTGTATATGTTTTTTGTACTAAATTATTTTCATATTTTTTATCAACTTCTAATACTCTTCCACTTACAGGCGTCCATACTGCAGAGGTAATTTGTTCAGTAGCGCTTTTTACACCGCCCTCTGACACACTCCAGTCTACCATGGTTAAAGATGTATTTGTCGTGTTACCCAATACCTGTAATCCGATATCGCTTATAACACTACCTTCTACGATCTCTATACCTCTATGGTAATAACTAGCTTGTCCTTCGCTACTGCTTAATAAACCATCTCTACTATGGAATATTACCCCTACTTTATAATTCGTAGTACCTTGTAATAACCCAGTAGGTAATGTTATTTCAGTTAGGTTAGTAGTATTCTTCTCAGACTTCCATAACGTATCTCCAGTATTACTATATAATATCCAAGTAGTAGAACCATGTGATTTCTCAGGTTTACCAGGTATAGTCCTATCAGGGTTATTAACCTTAATAAGTATCGTATTACCTTTAGACTCTACTATTACATTCGGTCTAGGTAGGAATATATCAGCACTCTTGAACTCTATACTCTTACTATATTTACCAAAGTTAGTATTATATACTACAGTAGCTCTATAGTTAGTATTATAGTCTAACCCATTATAACGATTCTTCAATAGGTCACTACTATCTACACTCTTAACCTTAATAGGATTTAATCCTTCTTGTAGTTTCCATAACTCCCATGTAGCATTCGTAACAGTTATCCAGCTTAAATCTTCTCCACTATGTGCTGTTATACTTACTAACGGTGTTAGTGACTCTGTATGTCCAGCAACAGACATTTCTCCTAACTCTATCTTAGGTTTATACTCAAATGGAGCACTAGTACTATAGTTCAATATAGTTTTCTCTCCTACTACTCTACCTTTAGCAGATAGTTTCAACGTAGGGTTAACAGCATCTAAGTTAGGGAACCATTTTAACCAAGACTCTGCTGGAGTCATAGTGTATATAAGATCTTGACCATACTTAGTATCTAAGTCTTTATCTAGTCTTACTTCTAACGCTACTTTCTTCTCATAGTTCTGAACAGTCCATGTTAGGTACAATAGTTTCTCAGCTGTAGCTAACTGAACTTTATCCATCTTAAGTTCCATTACACCATTAGCTAACCTAGTTAACGTTATTTTCTTATTTAAGTTATCTATAGTCTCTACTGGAGTTCTAAATGTTAATACTGCTTTAGCAGAACTTGCTTTAGCACCTTTATAAACAGCAGTTACTGTATAACTACTATCAGGTTCTAATACTCCTGTTAAGTTAAGAGTAGTTAGATCTCTACTATTAGGTTCTGTATATACTACAGCATCAGTAGCGTTCTTAACTTCCCATGCTGTAAACTTATGTTCGTCAGTACCACTGTTAACAACGAATGGAGTACCTATAATAAGATACTTATTATTATCACTGTTGAAACTTAATGTAGGTGTTTTGATACTAGACTCTGGAGTCTTATATATACCTAGAGCCTTTCTAGTCCTACTGAATACTGGATGATCAGTATGATAAGTTAATACGAACTTATATTCAGTATCGGAATCTAATAGACCTGCTTCTATTTTATACTCTGTTAGTTTACTACTATCTTGTGTTATAGATTTTATTAGCTTATTATCTCTAACACGATAGATTTCCCAACTAGAGCTAACATGGTTAATACCAGTAGCATCTCCATATAGAGCAAATGGAGAACCTTTAACAGTAGGAGTTACTCCATCTTCTACAACAGATAATGTAGGTATCTTAACACCACCTGTAGGTGTTGTAAACTCTAATGCATCTGAGTAAGGAGAACAAACATCTTCTGATATGAACCTATATTTTACATATACAGGTACTGATGGCCTGTTAACAGCTGGATACCAACCATCTCTAAATAGACTATCTGATGTACTATCTAAGATAATACTGAAGTCAGGTTGTTCAGAAGCTACCCATTCAGTAGCAGTATGTTCTCCTACGAACGTATCAGAAGTTCTATAACTAGCTATAGGTAATAGTTTACTATAAGCTTCTGGATGCTCTAATGGGGTCTCTGTTATATCTGGTTTAAGTATTTGAGAAGCTGAAAATCTTCCACCTCTATTTAATATATCCTGTAGTGTTGTATCTGTTATAAGTGTACCGGATTTATCTGGTATTTTAACATCTATATCTTTCGTGGTAGTACCAGTACGGATAGACTTAAAATATATAGAACTTTGGTCGTGTATACGTAGTTCTGCCATGACTTGATCTCCTTATTAAAAATTTTAACAAAATAGCCTAATATCCTAGTATATTAGGCCTTTAGTTCAAAAAACTGAAGACTTAGAGAGTACTGCATAACAGTACTCTCTAAGTTCTATCTTTTATTCAAAACATAGTATTCAGCTGTGCTGTTCTATTAGATAAGTTAATGTTAATATACTTATCTATTATCTTATTATTAGTCAGCATCTTGAACATCTGCATGTATTTACTAAACATACCCATAGGTTCGTTTAGTGGTACTGACGTGTATAAACCTACCTCTGATTGACTATTACGTTTCTTTATCTCTTCTGCTATATCGAATCCTGTAAACTCTATATAATCATCTTCCATCTTGATGATACTATCTGATAGTATTAGATCTAATAGAGCTTTATCGATATGATTGTTAAGTAGATATTTATAAGCTATTAAGTTAGCGTATCTTCCAGAACATATAACTATCTTATAAGTATTCATTATGTCCTTACGATACTCTGTTTCAATGGTTTTAAAATCCATTTCTAGTAACTTAAGAGTAGTAGGTATATCATTAACGACTAATAACGTTTTATTACCTTTACTATTAAGTACTATAGGGTCACCTACATCCTTAAGATCTATCTTCTTAAGTAGATCTACTTTATTAGGTACTAACTCTACATCTTGTACTGGATCTGGATCAACAACCTCTTTAGTACTAGTTTCTTCTCGTTTACTAGTTACTTTATCACATAGCATTTTCATCAACTTTAACATAGACATCATCCTGTAAATGGTATTGCACTAGCTACTGCTTTAATAAATTTAATAACAGCATCGCCTGCCTTATTATCTATAACATACAGTCCCCAGAATCCTACGATTACTAAGAATCCTAATATACCGAAGAATGCATATTTTATTCTCTTTAGCCCTGCTAACTCTTTAGACTGATTCTCTATTATAGTATACATGGCACCCATAGTTTCTCTATGCTTCTTATCCATCTCTCGTATATGGTTAATGATAGTTCTAATAGTAGTAGCTTGTTCATATTGAAGTACTTGCTTAAAAGAAGTATCGTTACTTTCTTTAAGTAGGATGTATTGGTATAGAGATGGATCCTTCTCTAATAGATGTTGTACTTTATCCAAAGTTTCATTAGTATTAGAAGGGGTCTGTAATGTAATTGAGAATCTTGAATCTACTCTGTTTAATAGATCGTCTAGTGATTCTGACATATGTTATAACCCCTTTCTTTTAACAAATTTTAAAAACTTATAACATATTATCTAAATGTATTAAATATAATATGTTTCCAATTATTCTCAATATCATACTTTAACATAACTAGATAAATCGTATTACGTTTAACTTTATCCATAGGCATACTAAATGTATATGGAGTAGTTGTTAAACTAACATCTTTCTCAAACGCAGTATTACCTCTACCGTTACTGAATGCTTGTAATCGTATAGTTACTTTAGTAGCATTCTTATAAGGAGAGATATTACATTCTATAGAAGGACTTACGAAATCTGCATTCATTATAGCTTTAGATACTCTTATAACGTTAGCATCTGAAGATTTAGCATTAACGAATATTGTCTTAGTAGCTATTTGACTTGTATCTCCAGAGCTAGCATGGAATACTGCTTTGATACGATACACTTTACTATTATCCAATATAATATCGTTAACTAATATTTTATCTTTAGATATTTCATTCAGTAAGTTCTTCCAGATGACTTTACCATCTAGAGTTTCTATCCAATAAGAAGTAGCTGCATGTGTAGCATCTCCTATAGCTGCAAACTCTTTACAGATGATATAAAATCCTGTAGGTATATGGTCATTGACTATAGAGTCAGTAGTTATATCAGGAGAGTTAACTCTTGAAGGTAAATCTGATTGGTTCTCTAGGTCGTCAAATGCTTTATGGGTCCATACATCTAGGTTCGTCCACTTATGAGCTCCTTTATTCGTAAAGACTTGAGCTCTAGCGTAATACTTAGTACCTGGGTTCAAAGTCATCTCTACGAAGATAGAGGATTTATTAACCCTATCCTCGTAAGATGAAAATATGATTTTACTTCTCTCGAAGTTCTTAGCAGTTGAAATTTCCCAGTTAGTATATATCCAGTCAACATTTCTAGTTTGATCAATATTCTTTAGCCGTAGCACTAACATACTCATCGTTATTACCACCTTATAGTTTAGTTTTTATAGTGTCAGCCATAACGTAAAGTATGGTACAGCTGATGGTTATGATTTATTTTTCTTTACTAGCTTCTGATAAGTAGCTTTAATAAGTTTAGCTAAACTTATAACCCATGATTTACATTTTAAGTAAACGATAGAGTTAGTTATAGCATGTATCAAGCTTCTAAATCTGATATAGAGAGAGTATCTTCTTAGCTTAACTTCTTCTTCTTTAGTAAAGACATCATAAAGATCTTGTGGAGAATACTCAGATGGAGTATTACCGAAGAACTTAGGATAACCTAAGATAGTTAAGATATCTGCTATCAGTTCTGAGCAGAACCAACTCTTGTTATACAAGGAGATACCGAATACTTGGTTCCATACTAGACCCATAGTATCATAACGCGGAGATACTTGTTTCTTAATATATTCCCATATGTTGTTATAAGTATCTTCCGATAGAGCTATAGTAGGTAACTCTAGATATTCATATCGCTCATGATCTAAAGGTTTAAGATCTTTAACATAGATACCCTCATCTGGTGTAGCGGAGATCCAATGATCTCCGAGTATAAGTTCTACATGGTAGTACTTAGACTTGCACCACCAGTTAATGATCTTAGCTATCTTACCAGAATCTTCTGTATAAGGACGTAACGCTAATATAGGTTTAACTTCTACTAACTTACTCATTTACGTTATCCTCTCATGATTGCATCTAACGCTAGTGTATAACACTCGTTATAGATTTTAGCTAAATCAGCATACTCAACTGTTGTTACTGTTTTACCAGTGATATGGTCTACTTCTGTTTTAACTTCTCTACCTATTCTATCGTATTTACTAGTAGGTTCGAACTTAACTAGATCTTCTACAGATAGCTTAGCTAGTTCTACATGTGTTAATGCCTCAGCACTGAAGCATGCTTGTATATGTCCTGCTATAAGTTTAGCTAACTGACATATTTGTTCATACGTAAGTTTAGCGAATTGGTTATCGTAGTCTTTCCAGTCGTACATACGGTCACATCTACCAGTCGCAACTACATCTAGTAGTCCTAATGTAACGTAACCTGTTATATTCTCTTTAGCTAGTGAGTCTGAATCAAACTTTCTACCGAAAGACTCTACACCACCTATAGATTTAGCATCTCTTATTTTCTTAATAGCTGGTTTAAGTTCATCTACTAGGAACTTAACTGTCTCGTCTTTAGCTTTAAGAGCTAGTTCGTTAAGTTTAGGATCCTGGTTAGTTAATATACCATATCTTACATATGTAGTAAAATCTGATATATAGTTATCAGGATGATCTATATTAAACTCGTTAACTTCTTCTAGTCGTTTAGTTTGTTCTACTGTAGGAACGATCTCCTCTACTACTAAATCTGTAAAACGATCCGGATAAGTATTTACCATAAGGACGATGTCGTCCTTATTATCGGTAAATATTTCTCTAGTTACGTTATCTGGTTTAACTGTATAACTACCTCTATACTTATAAAAACTAAAAGTATTCTCTGTGTATTTTAACATACTATTGTTCTCCTTATATCTTAAATACTAAAATTAGTAGTATCTTCTAATACTAATCTTACACCATGGTCATTTCTAGCAACTGATTTATCTACATAGTAAACAGACTCTAGTTTAGTACCACCTCTTGAAACAACTTCATTATCGTTAACAGTAGATAGCACGAAATCATGACATCCATTACCAGAGTAATGTTCAAATACTCCTATGTTAATATTATCTAATGTATCCCAGTTTTTACCTATTTGGAAACCACCATGGAAGTTATTAATATCAACGCTTAGTGGAATATGGTTAGCTACACGGTATACAAGCTCATTCCACTCTGAGTATCTAAACAAGTTAGCATTAGCTACTAGTTTATCATTCGGTAGATCTTCTATAGGACCTAGATCCATATAAGAAGGACCACCTCTTAACAACCTAACGTTATATGTTAAGTTATCACCTAGTGTCGTAACTTTCCTGTTAGTATAACCATTAAGTTTTACATCAGGTCCATATACGATACCTAAGTTAACAAGATAATCAAACTCTATACCATATGCTATAGAAGCACGGTTAACAAGTATACGTTTACCATGGTTCCAGAATGCTAAATAACCAAAGTCTAAGTTAATCCTAGTACCTTTATCAATACCTAGAGTTGTATAGATATTGAAACGATCTATAGTATTAGTAACTATACCGAAATAACCAGTATCAGTATAGCGATCATACTGAAGTGAAGGATATTTTCTCTTAGCGAAGATCCATGGTTCTTCATATGGAGAGATATACTCTAGTACTAGTCTTAAACCTTTATTACGTTTATTACCACGTTCGAATCCATGTGTCTGTGAACCACTATTATACACACCATCAGTAGCATTACCATCATCTGCTAACCAACAAGGTTCATCTACGTCTATATTAACTATATTCGTAGTATCTACTACTTGTTTAAATCTCTGTAGTTCTGCTATCTCTTCTATAGTAAGTAATCTTAACCAGTATAAACGTTCTCCTATACGTATCGTACGTCCTTGTCCTGTAAGACCAGCTAAAGCAAGATCGTTATAAGAGATATTAGTTAACTCTGGGTTACTATATACGTATAATATCTTAGATTTTACCATAAACTTAGTTAGTAAACTATCTCCAGTAGCTAACGTACCTTTAGTAATACTATCGGTAGTTAACTTAGTTTTATTATTATCAGTTACTCCAGGTAAGAAACCTATATTCTTAAGTAGCCATTTATAAGTAGGTAAGTTATTACGATCATCTTCTTCCCAGTATACGATATTGTTATCGTTAGTTCTACCTGGTACTCTATTCTTATTAAGATGTACGTTATTACCTAACGAAGCATAAGAAGAAGTGTCTAATGCTCTCCATAGTCTATTTTCGTATAGTACTTGAGAATCTACTCCATACTCTGTATAACCATTCCAATCACCTAGGTAATTTCTAGTACCGTTAAGATCTGTTAGTCCATATGTACCATAATATTTAGTAGTATCGTTGCTACTATCATCTCCTAGTAAGACTGTTGGTAGTCCATCATCTGGCATTTCTATAAATCTAGTTCTAGTCTTGAAGTTAACTACTGCTGGATCACTAGCTCCGAAGTTTTCTCCATGATATATAACAGTTAGTTTATACTCTGTATTAGTAGTAAGAACATTATCTGTTAACGCTAAGTAAGTAAGATCTGTAGTACTATCTTCGTTATATACTATATCTCCAGTATTAACAGCCTCTATCTTCCAAGTAGTTTTCTTATGTGTATCGGTATCTAAGTTAGTAGCGAATGCTGTTCCTGTTATAGCTGGAAATCTAGGTACATTCTCAAACTCTCCAGAGATATGAACTATAGGTATCTTAACGAATACGTTAGGTGTGTTAATATAAGCAGCTTCACTAACAGGAGAGTTATAACTCTGTCCTAAGATCTTAGCTGTTACTTTATAGCGAGTGTTACGTTTAATACCATCATCTCTAGTAAGTTTCAATGTTTTCTTACTCCATGGTAGTTGTTTATTCTGTACTATATGATTAACTACTGTTTCAGTAGCTGGTAGTAATGGGTCTGAAGATGGTATAACTTCTACTTCGTATACATTCCATACGACATGAGTAGCTAAGTCACTATCTCCTACTACTTGATAATCGCTAACATCTGCAGTTATAACTAACCCTAAGTTACTTAATGTAACTACTGGTTGTCTTACTACTATATTCAATGTTTTAAAAGCTTCTTCTACCCATGGGCTGTTATACTTATGTCCTAAGTATCTAGCTCTTAGTTTATAGTTAGTATTAACTTCTAAGTATCTACGCTCTATAACTAAGAATGTATCAGAGTCTTCTTTAGTCCACTCTTGTATCAGATTATCAACACCGGTATTAGCATGGTTATATAGTAACCACTGGGTACCACGCATAGTATCATTACTCTTAATAGTTCTAAATGGACTTAACCTACCTGTAGGCTCCATACCTCTAGTAGTAACTGTTAAGATAGGTGGTTCTATACCTATGTAAGGCATACTGATAGTTAATACAGAAGTATCTGATGGTCCGAATTTATTACCATTAGCTATAACAGATACTGAATACTTAGTAGATGGTTCTAATACGTTATCTGGTATACGATAAGTATAGTCAGTAACTTCTGCTGTATGAACAACATGTTGTGGACTATCAGTCTGGTTGATAACTACTATCCTAAAGTTCTTAAGAGTATCAGAACCTTCGTATGTCTCTATAGACTCTATGTTAACTGTAACTACTCCGTCATTACCAGACACTAGTTTAAACCTAGGTGGTTTTACTTTAAAATTACCTGTTTGGAATACTATCTTACCTTTAGCAGTAGCATAACGATTACCTCTATACTCTACTGTAACTAAGTAGTTAGTATTAGCAGTTAGCTTAACTTCTTGGTTAGTAGTAGTATCTGTTATAGGGAATGTTAATTTATACTTATTAGCATCAGAAGCTTGTTTAACTACTTTAGCATCTGGTATATAATCTTGTTCTAATAGACCATTAACATATTCACTATCAACTGTTTTACCATCTGGTATCTTCTTAAGAGTCCATGTTACGTAATCTAATGGGTCATCTGCTTCTGTACCTATGAACTCAGGAGCTAGTTTATAAGGTGTTGAATCAAATGTAGGTTGTAACTCATTAGCTTCCATAGTTAGTCTTGGTACTTCTACTTTAAAAGAAGGGAAGTTAACTTTAACAGGTTGTGTAAATGGGCTAGCATGTGGGTAACTTATATATCTAGCACGTACATAGTAATAACCAGAACCAACATAGATACTACTAGGACGAAACTTACTAAAGTCTCCACCTGGCACATCCTGCTCTCTAGCTCTTATCTTATATACTATATTAGTAAACTCTCTGTCAGAAGCTACTTGCCATTCAACACTATCTACAGTACCTGTAAAGTTAGTATTAGGCTGGTAAGGGGTTAGTTCAAAAACAGTAGCGTTAGTAACTAAATCTCCGTTCCTAGGAGAAGTTATAGCTGGATAGCCCATAAGGAATGGAGTTCTGATTCTAGATATATAGTCATAAACAGTAACATCACTAAGTAACGTAGCGTCTTCTGTATCTACAAGATCTAGTTGTACATTTTGTGTTAATGTATTTTCTCCAAACTTCAAGGTAGTCGTACTATCATGTTTTCTGTTATGCGAAACAATATTTGCTAACATACAAAAACTCCTTGTAAATTTAAGTTAAAAAGTAACGGATAGTATAGAAATACCTTCCATTCAACGAAGCGACAGCCCTGTTGTACAGTACCAAACGAATAAAAAGTATAGGTAGGAACCATGTCAGTTCCTACCTATACAGATCTCATTTTTTAGGAGTGTAAGCAAACTGAAAAAATTAGTAAAAGATTTGCTTACTCATAATAATGCTAGTTAGTATACATTACTGTACACGTCTCTCAAAGTGCGGGGTGTCTATAAAACTTTTATAGAACATACCAGCTTGATTTAGCTCGTTCAAGCTACACCAGTAATCTCCAAACATTCTAAGTTCATCTACTGATTGTAGCCATTTACCGTCTTTAAAGATAAAGAGGTCAACAGCACATTTAACTAGATGGTTACTTTTACTTGTTTTAGACTTACCAGTCTTAAGATAGATCTCTTGCATCTCAGGAGTTCTTAGTAGCTCACCACCACGTACTTCATATCCATTCTCGTGGATGAATATAAGTAGTTTAGAAAAGTCTCGCATAAAGGCTTCTTGATGTTGTCCTAATGTCATAGTTCTTCCTTTATATTAAAATCATAACCCAAATGCATCTTCCTCTAGTTCTTCTACATTAACTTCTTCTATATTTTCGTCGTTGATGTTCTCTAATATAGGAGCTCTATATGGGAATGGTAGAGCAAAGTACAGTAGGTTATCATCGATAATTCCTACACCCCTATGTTTGCCTCTATTAACAGTAAGATGCCATTTCTTATTGATCTTTGCTTTATAGATATAGATCTCATAATCGACAACTTGATCTATCTGTTTAGAACCCTCTGTATAACCTTTACCAGCAACTTCCTTAACAAATAATGAATCTTGTATACCATTACGTATAAGTGCTTTAGACTCTGTACTAAGCTGATGGGCTATCGCGCAGCTAATCTGCTTAGAAGAGTTAAAGTTTCTTACACGTCTAAACATATCCCTTAATCCTGTTCCTGTTGGTCCGCTATTATCACAACCTGTTGTTGGCAAGATTGCAAGATAATCTATAACGTAAAACTGAAGTTCATAACCATTTGCTTCTAGTTGGTTAACTAAGCTAAAAATGTTCTGATATGTCCAAACACTAGGATCTGCTCTTACTAAGAAGATCTCATATCCATTTTGCCCTAAGCGTTTAATAACATATTCCTGGATTTGTTCTGTAGAGAGACTTTTAATATCCGCTGTATCCTCAGGAAGTTTTCTATTCTCGTGGTAATAAAGATATGTATACATAAACTCTAATGTATCAATAGTTTCATCTTCGAAACTTAAATATAAAAGAGCTGGTTTCTTTTTAGGGTCTTTAAGTCGCGGTTGATTATACCTCGCTATCTGCATAAACACTGATTTAAGAAAACCTGATTTATAGTTATGTTGTAAAGAACACACTATACCTGTCTGTGCTTTGTGGAACCCACCTTGTAGCATGTTATTAAGTTGGACCCACCCTGTTTTAAGTATACCACCTTCGCCTTTATTCTCTTTAAGACTTTTAACGATATTTTCCATATCATCTTTAGAAGATAACTGTACTGTATTTAAGATACCTGCATCTTTAGTACTAGTCTTATTACATAACGACTCTAACTCTGGTAGTATCTCTAAGATATCATCTGCTACCGATTTCTTAATATTACCGTTATTAAGGTTATACGTTAATAAATTAAGTTTTTGTATAGCAGTAGCTGATTTATAATATTGTGTTAACTTATTAACCATAGATGTTACAGAACGTTTCATTCCGCCATCTGTCATCTCAGCTGCTAACTGATCATGAGCTGTATCGTAATATAATGTATTAGTACGGAATATTACTTTAAGTTCTCCTAGGAGATTAAGTCTATCGTCATATGCTTCTGGATTAGCTATCATCCTATTAAGAAGATCTACTAATGGAGTCTCTGGGTTATTAAAGTCGCTATCTAATAGTTCTTTTCTCTTAGGTTTAGTAACTGCTAATATACTCTTAACAAGGTTCCTACTATCGTAAGTTCTATCTTTAGTTATCTCACGTTCTCTAAACAGTAACACTATACAAGTTATTAATATATCAATTTTATTCATTATTTTCCTTCTCTAACATTATTAACATTATTTAAAACTCTACATCCAAACTCTATGTTATATTTATTAAAGATACAGCTAGATACGGCTGTTGTGTGATTTTTTAACCTATAGATATAAGGAGTACTCGATGCAATATCCACCAGAGTTTACAACCGGTAATGAGAATACTAGTAAAATACATAAGACAGTATTATTCATACCTAGTTACTTAGTAGGAACTGAGACTAAACCAGAGATGAAATACTTAGACCAACTAGAGAACCATTTTATTAGATGTTTAAATAATCCAGAAGCTTATCCGTCTTTATCTGGTTTACCACAAATAGAAAGTATAAGTTCTTATTTAGATAATCCATATATAGATCCTGATAAGTTTAAAGCTATTTACTATGGACTACAAGAGCTACATATTAACGAGTCTGATCTTAATAAGATATTAGTAACTGATGGTTATATTAAAAAAGTATTAGGATTAGCAGGTGGTAATATAGTAAGGCCTGATGAGAAGCTATTAGAAGTAGAAAATAACAGTATACTTAAATCTCTAACTATTCCAAATCAACTAGACCATACGTATATAACGGATGTTATAATGAGTAATACCGAAAAACCTTATGGTATTTACATTACTAATAATATTTTGTTCGTAGTAATGTATAAAGGATTTGGGAATCTACTCTTAAGTAACTATGAACTATTCAACAGGTTCTTACTATCTGATATAGTTAGAGAATATCAGCATAAGTTTGGAACTAAAGAGTTACATAGTAGTTTGTTATTTAATGTCTATTTGAAAACACTAGATAGAAGTATCTGTAGCTAGGATATAACGATTCTATTATAGTCAGGATTATTGTTACATACGAGGAATACACACGAGGAATATACAAAATAAATAACCTTAAAGGAACACATATGAGTATGCAAAAATCTCAAATTGCAGGTCTTTTCAGCGCACTACTAGCGTCTGAGAAGCTATATAAATCACTAGATAAAAATTCAGTTGCTACATACACTTTCAACTCTGAGAGTCTTAGCAAAGCAGATCTAGAGAGTGCTAAAGCTAGCTACAATAACCTAGAAGCTAACATCAGTGCTACACTAGATAGCGTTAATCTAGAAGAGCTAGGTGGAACTAAACTAACTCCAGTTCAAAAAGCTGCTGCTATTCAAGCTGCTGTTATGACTTCTAACCCAGCTGCGTTTACTAAAGCTTTGAATAAATCTTACGATAGCATGACACCAGCTGATAGAGAGACTATCAACTTTGAGTCTGCTAATACATCTCTAGATTTTGGTAACACTCTTAAAGAGATCAGCATGAACCTTGAGTCATTCGATGGTCAGCAACTACAATCTGTTTACTACACAACTATCGTTCTAGCTGTTGCTACTAGTAAACAAGATGAGTTCGCAGAGGCATTCTTCCCATTGATCGTTATGTCTCCAGCTGATGCATTCTACGAGGTTAAAGTTCCAGTAGATAACTTTATTAAAGAGTTCAGACACGTTACCCCACGTGGTATCGATGTTGATATGCAAGCTAAACCAATCTTGAAAAACCTATTCAACAACGAGTTACTTGGTGAGAACAGACTAAGATTGAAACCATTCATCGAGAATGATAACGATAAAGTAGCATTGGTACATGATGCTAAATTTGGTGTTGTTATCAATGGAGAGACTTTCAACTCAGCTCCTTATAAAATGGGTGCTAACGTAGATATCTTCGGTGTAACTAACACAGCTGCTGATGTTGCTCGTGGTAACGTAACTGATATGACAGATGCACTAGATCGCGCTATGAGTATTACTAACCTATACCTAGGATTTAAGAATGCTGCTAACAAAGATCTACAATACAAAATTAACCTAGCACATATGCCTAGAACAGCATTCCAACTACCAGCTGAGGGACATAACAAAGAGCTTACTCTTAACTTCAATGGTAAATTCGTATTGAATACTAAGAATGCTAAAGACTTCCAAGATAAAGAGAATAGTGATAACGCTCTATTCGGTGCTACTATCGCTGGTGGTACAGAATATAAAGTAGAAGTAGAGCTAGCTGTTACTGGTACTGTAAGAACTGATAAAGGTACTATTAAACTTAACTCTACAACTCTAGATCTTATCTCTATTACTAAAGTATCTGATGGTACTAAAGTAGATGATCTAACAACTGGTGATGGTCTTGCTATCGTTCAACAGCTTGCTAAGATTGCTGTTGCTGGTTATGACCTAGATGTTGCTGTTACAAATAGTAACTTCAGAAAGAGAAGCATTCTACTACAATCAGAATCTCTAAGATATAGACATATCTGCGAGTTCAGAAGTGGCTTCAATATTCTTAAACCTATTTTCGATCTAACAGGTAACGATAACGATGCTATCGCTGTAACAGTTGAGAAACAATCTCTAGCTGTAAGTGCTGCTATGAGTATCACAGCTGTTAATACTCTTGATAGCTTTATTAACTACCTAGGTGATCTTAAAGCTGGTGGTGCACTAGATCGTGCTCTAACTAAGACACAAGCTGACCAAGTATTTAATCCGTTCTTCCACAAAGAGAACTTGAAGATTAAAGATAACGTTGATAGCCTAAGAAGCTATGAGAGAATCCAAGATATCGCTGCTGGTATTTTGAATAACATCGCAGACGTTGTTACTGTTATGGGTGTTGAGTCTAACTATACTAACGTATTTGAGAAACTACGCCCTGGTAAACGCAAAACAGTTGTTATCGGTACTGAGCCACACATCGCTAGATACCTAGGACAGCAGCTACAACCATCTGTTAACGCATCTGTTAGCTCTAACACATTTAACCTAACATTTGATACAGACGCTGTTATCGTAACAACATGCAACCCTATTATGAAAGATAGAATCATCGTAGCGTTCACAGACTTCGAGAACCCAGACAGAAATACAGCTCCTGACCTAATGAGCTTCGGTTTCGGTCTATATACTCCACCGTTCAACCGTGAGGTTCAAATCTCTAGAGGTGGACAAACAGCTATTAAAGAGCTTCATATCGAACCTCGCTATAGCTTCATCCCTTCTATGCCAGTAGTTGCTGAGTTCGTAATCGAAGGCCTAAGTGAAGCTATTAAGAAAAATGTACGCCACTACAAAGTAGTGCTATAACCTTAATAGTTATCTTAAGATACTATATTTACATACAGTACAGAGAGATTTATTCTCTCTGTACTGTATATTCTTTATTTTACGTTAATTAGATATTACGTACCTAACATAGTTAGATACTAAGGATCTAACTTAAACTTGTTTAAGTTAGATATTCTTTACTTAGTAGGAAAATAAAATACTAAGGAAGAAGCTATGGTAGTAATTGAATCTATAGATAGCATTATAAACAAAACAGAAGAAGATTTATACCAACACACTGAAGAGAGAATATGTAAAGAATACGATAATACTCGTGTCTATACATTAACCTCTGTTGGTATAACAGTAGAAGAGTTCGAGAGATGCGATAAGAACACTATGATGTTCATACACATCTTAGCGCCTATGATCAAAGCAGCTAAAGCTAGTGACGTTGAGATTAAGACAATAGAGGGCTATCTTAAGGATCTAGAGAAAGCTTATATAGATCGTAAATCGTTAAGGTTAACACCTGAAGAGTGTAACAGATTAGAAACTGCTGTTAAGTCTATGGGGTTAACTAAAGATAAGAATGGAGAGTATTATAAAGTTAAGGAGATTAGGCCTATACTTAATAACTACTTCTTCAAGTGTGACTATAAAGGTACTTATAATTACGATAACGATAACACAGCAGTTACAGTTGATCCTGATAAACAATACTGGATGTATAAGACTTGGGTATTTACTAATACTGACCCTAAGGATGTTACTATACATGTTGTTGATAGATCTAATAGACCAGGACTAGTAAGAGTAAAGAATGACCTTGATGAAATGACCTATACAGCATTAAATATTCCTACTGGTGCTAAAGGTGTATTTATCGTTAAGGATAGTGTTCTAGCTAGACCAGAATTTGATAAAGTACGATTAGGTATCAAAGCAGAGACAGCTAGTCCTTATCGTAACTATGATAATATAAGCAGTGACCTTACAGCCATGATAAGTAAATTCGATATTAGTAAATGTTATACTCAAGAACTGAGAGATGAGTATAAACCTTGGATACTACCGAATGATAAAGATCTAGAAGAGAGTACGTTCTATAAGTATACTAAGTATGGTAGCATAGTTACTGATTATATGTTCGCAGAAGAGAAGAAAGAACCGTATAAGACTTATGCTGGTCCTAAGACACCATATACCCCTATAAGAGATAATAGGAACTGGTATTTAAGTACGAACTATCGCGTTGGGTTACCGTTAGAGTTAGAGTCTGCTAGTTTATTCAACGGTGGTGTTGATACTTACTATCTTGATAACATGATGAAAGACGAAGAAGCTAGTATAGAACTAAAGAGATGGAAGAGTATCGTTAAAGCTCACTATGATAACCATAATATCGAGTATGATATAAAAGGTAATGATAAAGATACTATAAGGTATAAGAATGTTTATGATAACTTTATAAGAACACAAGCAGGTAAAGTAAGTGATTATGTTATCAGACACCCTGAAACTAAAGAAGAACTGAGAGCTTCTTATATTAAAGAGGATGATGTAGATAAAGCTGCTTATCTATGCTCTAGTGGTGCTAATAAGTTTATACAGGCTGTTGAACCAGGCAGTTGGGATACTAATCCCTATCGACTAGAAGAAACTGCTTATACGTATGGTAACGTATTGTTCTTAGAAAGCGTTGCTAATAATACTGGTATACGTATGTATCCTGTTAATGTTGGATATGACTGGAATGATTTTAGAAGGTCTGTTAACAAGAGACTATCTGAAACAAGAAATAGTATCTTTAACTCATTAGCATCTAGGAATGGTATCAGTACTGAAGATATTATATTTATACCGATAGAGAAGATAATGTATAACGGCGGAAGCTATTACGATAATAACACAGATCTTATGGTAGCTATTAACGAAATAGCCGGTGATAGGTTAGAACACCCTTATAGCAAATCGGCTGTTGGTAGACAAAGCACTAAAGAGAATAGGGTGCTAGATAACGTTGGTGTAGGCGGAATGTGTAAGATAAGAAGCTCTTCTCCTAACATGCTAGGTAGAACGTATTATACTAAGATCATGGGTAAAGTATGTAACATAGCAGTTGAAAATAGCTATGGTGTTGAAGAGAAGATAATAGTTACTACTAACAACCCTGGTGATATGACATTAGTAGAATATAAGTACGATATAACAGAAGAAAACCTTAATGCTTTAGAGATATATACGGATAGAAATATGGCTGTAGCTAATGGTATGGCAGAAGAGTTCTTAGCTAGTAAGAAACTAGATGCTGAGATACGTAGTATCGAAGCTAAGGACCTTAATACAGATTTTAAAGTTAAAGAGGTTGAGTTTAAACATAATGAACTGGTGTATAAGAATAAGAAATTGGGTATAGATTATGCTGTGTATATATCAGAACAGAGGTTTAAGATCAAAGAGAAAGAACTCGATGTAATCATAAAGAAAGCTGATGTAGAAGAGAAGATGAGAAAAGCTAAGGTTAAAGAAGCTCCTGGTGATATGGTTACTAAGATACTAGGTAATGTCCATACTGGGTTAGTTTTAGGTCAGAAAGTCTGGTATGAACTTAGCGGTATATTCGAGAGACTTAAAAGTAGTAACGCATAACTTAATTTACGTTAAGTTAGACATTATTTAAATAGATCGTTATATCGTATGATCACGTTTTTGAAGAAAATACTAAGAAGGAGAAAAGTAACATGGATAATTTGTTATCTAAAGCACTAGATGAGCATACGCCACGAATGAACGATAAGTTCGTTCGTGGTATAGCTAAAGAAGTGTTCGAACATATCCCAGAGTACATCAACAAGATGATACAGATCAGTATGGAGAAAGTTAATCCTAAGATAGATTTTAAATATCGAGGATATAGAATATGTTCTCCAGAAGAAGAGCTGATGGAAGATGCGTTAAGTAAAGCAGGTAGTAAACCAGCTGATATAGCACAGAACAATGTATACTTATGTGTTTTTGAGTTTGAGTATAACGGACAGATCATGCCTAAGTATATTTACTTACCGTATTGCGATCCTGGTAATATATTCGTTATATCTGGTACTAAATACGTTGTTATGCCAGTACTAACGGATCTAGTAATATCTGTTAAACCAGATAGAATATTCGTTAGGTTACATAGGGATAAAATACACGTAACATCTGAACGTAAGAGAGTCATACTTAACGATAATCCTAACCCAGAGATGCCTAAGTTACTATATAGTAGCATCTTGAACTCTGGTACTAAGGATAACATGCGTCCGGGTGCTAAAACCCCACTAGGGCTATATTTGTTATGTAAGTATGGTCTTAAAGAGACTCTTAGGAAGTATACTAATGTACAAGATGGACAGATACTAATAAAGTATGCTGGACATGAAGAAGTAAGACCAGAGGATTATCCAGAGTATGATATTTATAGCACTGTAGGTGAAAGGCCTAAAGCTTATGACCGTAATGTCGAATATAGGAAACATAAGATCAAAGTTCTAGTAGATAAGAAACTTAAACTAGATCCGTTGTTAACGAATATTATCTCTGGTATCATAGTTAGTTTCGATATGGTTAATGGTAGAGTAGAAGAAGATATTGTTAGAATATTAGCTAACCAAGAGTTAGCGTATAACAACTATATGGAAACGTTAAAGCTATATCCAGAACCTAAGAAAGGTGAAAAAAGATCTAAAGCAGAACAGAAGATCGTAGATAAAGCAGAAGAACAATGGCTAGCAACATTACGTCGTGAAAAAGAAGTATGGAGACTATTATTAGGCAGAGGGATGTGTAAATCAACTGTATCTGTAGATAAGATACTATTAGACCTAGAAGAGCATATAACAGCGTTAGATAGCTATGTAGATGAAATCATCAGTAGGAAACTAGCTAATGTAGGAGTAATGCTTAGTGACTTCTGGGATCTGCTAGTGTATATCATTAAGATCTATGCTCATAGTGTTAATAATGCTAAAGAGTACAATAGGAATGTTAACCATGTGCATATAGACTTACACTACTATATCTGCTATTACATCATTATAGGATTCAACAGGTCTATTAAACAGATCAACCAGAGGTTTGAGAAGAACGGCCAGAAACCACCTTCTAAAGATGAGATCAAAAGGATAATCAACATAGACATATCCGAGAAAGTTATCTATAAGCTAGTTAAAAGTTCTAGTGCTAGTTTAGCATTAGCACAAGCTGATATAAGTAACGATAGCTTGTACTATAAAGCTACATCTCAGTTAGAGAACCAGAACAGAGGCGAGGGTGTACATAGAGGTGGTAAGACACCATTCCCGGATAATATCAAAACGTTAACAGCCCCTATGTTTGCATACGGTAGCTTATTGTATCTTATTAAAGCAGCACCATCTCCAAGCTTAAGAGCTAACCCATGGGGTCAATGGGATGAAGTTACTGGGCATGTGATCATACCACCACACTTACAACCAGCTATCGATAAACTAGATGCTGCATTACGTGGTGTTACTGATGCTGCTGACGTTGATGAAGAGTTAAAAGATGCTATAGAGGATCTACAAGAAGGAATAGAGAAAGAAAGAGAGAGTGACGATGATGATGAACCAGAGATCGGAAATAACGACAGCGATGGAGAACTTGAGGACTGATCTGTATCAAGATACTATAGTCTTCGAGAACAGAGCTATAAGAGAACTAGGTACTGGAGTATTAACTCCAGACCTAACTAACCTGATCATTACTATATTTAGTAATAAAGTAGCTCTAATACTTATCGACTGTGCTAAACAAGGCATAAGGTTAGATAATAACCAAATAATAAATACGTTAATGACTAGTAACCAGAGTCCTGTTATGTTAAATATACTACAACAGAACCAGCTTATGGGTACTGTTATCAATAACGGTAATATCATGTTCAGTCAGCTACTTCAAAAGGCAGAAAGTATAGCTAAACAGAACATACAAAAAATGCAAGAAAGGAACTATATGCAACAAGGATTTGGTAATACATACGGTAATAATATGTATGTACAACAACCTATCAATCCATATGCTAATACGTTAGGCAGTGGAATACTACAACCTACCCAGCCAGTATATAATGGCGATAACCTCATGAACACAACTAGACCTAGTGCTAGATATAGTAACAAATCAACAACTACGAATATGCCAAATGAATTTGCTTCGTTTTTTAACGATACCCCAGCAACTACTCCAGCTACTAATAAATTTTCTAGATCTAATACTCCTGTAGCACCTACTATCGAGACTAATGTAGCAGCTCCTGTTACAACTACACCTGTAGTTAAGAACGTTAACTGGCTATGTGCTCCTGGTGTTAGTATAGACCAGAACCAAGAAGCTATAGGAGAAGATCTGTTTAAAGCAGGGTTTAGTCTACATGGAGAGAAAATAGAAGGTACGTATAAACTAACAGATCTTATTTCATTAGCGTTAGTAGGTCATGAAGCTATGCGTAAGAATACGGTATGTAAAGTAGACGTAGAAGAGAACATTAAGAAGTTCTATACTGTAGGAGAGATAAACGAAGATCTGTTCATAAGGCACTGGACACTTAAATCTAATCTAGCTATGAGTTCTATCATCAACTTAGAGGTTGATAATATTGTTAATGATATAGGAGACGCTAAAAGCATCATAAGCGAACATGTGCCGGTTATTAAGACTAGAGAGATGACGTATACGATACTGAATGATATCGTTAACGTAGCTAAAGAAGATCTTAGTTTTATAACTACGAAACATAGTGTTAACGGTAGTGGTCTAGAAGAAGATACTCTTAAAACTGTAAGAGAATATTACGTTGTTCATAGTCCTGAGCTATATGATAATATTAAAGAGCATGAACTGAATGTAGGTTCTATCGTTAAGCTAAGTAAGTATAGCCATAAGAAACTACATAACCTAATAACGGACTTAACTAATAACGAAGAGTTTCAGTTCGTTAACCTATATGTAGTATCTAGTAAAGGTATCATAGAGGTAATGTTCTATACAGCTGATAAGCATAATGACGTACGTATGATCCTAATGAAACAAAAATCTATTTAACACCACAAGGAGAGAGAAATGACTGTTAATGTTTATGACAAAACACAAACCCCTGGTATGTTAGATATAACCGGTAGTATAACATCTATCGGTAATATTAACATACTTAAGTATTTTTCGATACTGAAGAATGAGAGTATCATTCCTGCTAAAGTAACGAATAGTATCAACGGTAGTTATCGTGTTAAAGTAACAGAAGAAGGGTTCTTAGCTAACCAAGCTTCTATACAAGCTGAAATAGAAGGTGTTGTGTCTACCCTAGTAAAGGATTTAACACATGCTATAGAGTCACAGGGCAATATTAACCATTTGACTTGTGTGTTAAGTAACTTAATGCGTAGGATATTAGCAAAAGATCCTAGTGGTGCTACTGTAGCGTTCTTAGATATGATAGATAACAAAATGATCTATATGATTAGTCTGTTAACTAGGAACTTGATTAACTTCGAGATAACGTTAGATAACTTCGTAGAGGACTGGGCTGAATGTAAAGAGATACTAGAGTCTAAAGCGTTATACGATCGTGTTATCAACGAGCTTAATCTATTCGTACAGGATATTTTAATCGGTCTTAGAGCAGAGGGATTAAAACTAGATATACTAGAAGTAGATGATACTATACTAACAGTATTTACGTTAATGATAGCAGAAGACGTAATCTTTACGAATGGTATCTTTAACATGTTGAAGTTTAAGAGACCAGGTGTTGTTAAGATAGATATTACGAAACCAGAGTGGCAGACACTAAGTAGTATAACTAATCAAACTAGGTTAAGTTATTATAAACTATATAATAACAACTATAGTAGGTTCGATAACTGTGTAAGTGTCTACTTTTGTAAAGTAGATAATACATTCTTACT